ACGGCTGAGATATGGCAGATTAAGGGTTTTAATACCAGGCATACCGGCCGGGGCAAAAGTAAACTCAGCTCAATACAATACGAGCTTGATCAATATATAGAGGCATCTGTCCATAATCTTAGTTTGCAACGATAATGATATATCTTGAAAAGATCAAAATGATGTTAAGAGATGCTCACACTGTTAGGGCTAATCCACAGAGTATATTTAAAAAGGGGAAGTAAATATGGGTAACAAGGAAAGATCACTACTCTTGATGTTAGGGATGGATTTAATCACTAAAGAACAGATGGAGGCTGCTCTCGCGGGGAAGCCAGAAGCTATAAAGCAGTGCAACGCCGCCCAAGTTAAAGCGGTAGCGATGGTTAAGCGAGGGCTAGGGCGATGATTATGGATCCAATTTTAACACTCAAATTGATAACGTATGTGTTGCTCCCGTCTTTAGGCATGGGTGCGATTTACTGGCAGTATCGAAGCTACAAAAAAATAGAAGCGATAGCGATACGGCACATCGCGGGTATGAGTATGGCCGATTTTCATAGAGCTAGAAAAAATAAAACTAAAGGGGATGAGGGATGAATGAGCTTAGAAGAGAGAAAGAGGCAGCTACAAAACTACAGCAGGATATGCAGCTATTGGCTAAGGCCATACTTGAGATACAGGATTTGGAGAATCGCCGTTTATCGGTCGGCATAACAATCGACTTTAAATGTAGGGACGAACTAAAGCGGATGTTAGAAACCAATTCCATCTGCATACAGGGGCAGACATATCCATTTACCCCTAAACGTAAGGAGGGTTAGATGACAGAGATGGAATTTTTAGCACAATACGGATGGTATCTTCTCGGGGGTATAATAATATTTATCGTTGTGATGTCTTTTATAGGTGGTTCTTCTGGTGGTGGCGACGGCGGCGAAGCTGGGGGGTGTATGTAATGGCAGCACAACCTACAGCAACCCCCTAGGAATATCCAGCGGCGCGGACTCTTGACCCACTACGTTGAATACTGCTACACATCGGCAACCTGCGATATTATCAATCGTTGCTCCCAAGCTCATATCCCCCGGCACTTTCAAATTTTGCCCTTGAACTCTAAACGGCTGGTTGGCACGGACACGTTGTCTGTCAGCTAGAACATGCGACAATCGGGTTTTTTCATCCAGTACTGTATTCCACGTTTTAAACATCTCCTGCGTTCCAGGCACAAGAGATATTATCGCCGCTACTGTTGACGCTTCCAATAATTTTATAGTTTCTGAAACAGTCTGTGTTTCGGTGGCGGATATGGTATTAATTCTATTGTCGGAGTTTTCATTAAACCGTGATTGTATCTGTGAGCCGATATTTCGAGTTGCAACGATAATGCCACTTGTATTGGCCTCATTGACAATCTTGGCCTCTATGCTCTGCAGATTCCTTTCCGTGGTGAGTAATATCTGATCGGCTTGCTGCTGGCTATGTATATTGATGAACCCAACGATATCCTTGTCAATATTTTCCTCCTGCTTCGTTTCAAGGCGCAGGTGGGCGGATTTAAGATCATCCCTTGTCGTGGTATCAAACTGCCTTGCGATTGCTCTGTAATGGTCACGCAGGATTGCCACAAGCTCCAGGTTAAAACTATTAAGGCTGGGTATGTTTCTGGTTGCAGAAAAAATCGCACCAACGTCACTGCTTATTTGGTCAAAAAATTGACGCAGCTTAGGTTTAAGCCGATCCTCCAGCTTCATTTTTTTGGCTAGCTGTCTTGCTACTATATCAGTCACAGTCCTTCCTCATCAGCAATGCGCTCTATATCTTCGTCCGTATAGGTTCTGTTACCCTTAATGTCGACCTCAGCCTTCAAGATTTTGGTGAAACTTTCTCTGGTGGTTTTTGTTGCTTCATTCGCTGGCGGTATTTCCGGCGGCGCAGTACCTGCTGGTACAACATTACTAGGAATATAAACAATATCACCTCCCTCGGCGATTTTTTCCTCACCTATTTCAGTTCTGATTTCGTTTATAGTAAGCACGTTTAATGCCTCTTTGGTTTTTAGCTCCTCATTGCGCCTTGTTTGCAGGGCGGTGATGCTGTCCATAAATGGGACAATAGTTTGCTTGTCGGTCAACTTAAACCTCGGCCTTAAAAAGGCCGTTAATTCCGCGAACATACGTTGCGCGAAGGGTAACACAGCGTTGTCATATAGATTTAACTTTGCAGAGTCCATATTGGCAAGTGTCATTTTGTCAGGATTAACCAAAGGCAACGGAACTTTATATCTATTGAAAATCGCCGTTGTAACGCTTTTCTTTAACTCGGCAAAATCCATGTCCTTTGGGTTAATGCTCATTTCGGAGAATTCCAGCCCATTATCCAGCACCAAAGATTGACCTGCATTTGCAGAGCCTGAATAAAAATTGTCGATTTGCTCTTTAAGTCGTTCAAATTGATCATCAGGTAATTGGTCTTCCATAGAAAACGCCCCCGATGGTTTCAAACCTTTTCGCAGCAAACTAAGATTATGGACAGATGCCTCTATATATTGATCAAGCTCGTATTGTATTGAGCTGAGTTTACTTTTGCCCCGGCCGGTATGCCTGGTATTAAAACCCTTAATCTGCCATATCTCAGCCGTGCCGTCCCTATTGAAAAACCGGAACTGGGTTTCATCTCTAAGAAACGTTTCTTTTGCTTGGTTATGCTTGTGGACTTCTATTTTATCGATAAAAGTATCAGTTCTTGACCTTTGAACATCAACAATTTCCGGCGACACCAGAATCAATTCGGTAGGTGGTCGGTTCACATTTGCACCTTCCGCAATGATATACACCTCATTCGTGACCAAAAAATATATACCCATCGTCTCAAGGAAATCCTCAATAGTCATGTCATCGTTGGGTTTCTGTAAAAATTCTAGGATAGGAGCATCAAGAGTTACATCCCCATTGGTTGACAGTGCTATTTCCAAGGTCTTGAATTCATCATTAATCAAATCGACTGCCGTAGCCAAAGGGGAGGCTATATCATAATACCATAACGCCCTTTGGGGGGTGATAATTCTCTGGGAGAATCCATCGACAAGGAAGCCACTGGGGAGCACGACCCCTTGTCCAATGCTATGAGATTTTTTTACCGGGATAACTTGCTGCTGTTTTCTGAATATAAAATCTTTTAATGAGAACATTATACAATCCTTACTTTATATTCTTTCTTGGAGTTATAAATTATATCGAGGGCATCTGATAGGGGGTCAACCTGATCATCGTGCGTGGCATTTGGAAATACACTGGTTTCTAACAGAAAATCACTCAGCCAAGGAGCGTCCTTCTTTAAATGCACATAACCAGCTTCAACATATCCTACAATACCGGCGGCACGTTCAACTTTATCTTTAGAGTCCCTTTGGATTCCCTTAACAGGTATCTTGTGAACTTTTTTAATCTTCTGTATTAAGCCCGTTCCGCTTACCTTATCTTCAATATATAACATCCTTATCTTGTTTTTTGCAATAGCTTTGTGTTTATTCCAGAATGCAACACACACCGTTTCAAGCTCAGGAAATTCCCATTTACCTCTTAAAACGTCCAGTAGATAAGCATTCCCGTCCACACCCTCCCCCCAAAACTCAAAAACTGAGTAGTCATTAATTTCTTTAGTTTTCATAGCCGTGTCACCAACTATAAACGAATATTTCAATTGTGGGGGAATATCGAAGTATCGCCAGTACTCATTTTTGAATATACCGCCGTCCTTTGGGGCTGGTCTTTGTTGGTATTGACCGGAAAAACCGTAACTTCCTAGCCTGATTTTCGCCTTTTCAATCTCTTTTTCATCCTCAATGGCCGGAAATAATATGTCCCCTTCCTCACGATGTTTCTTGAATTTACCGTATGAATAGGTTTTGCCGCCATTTGTATCTTCCACCGCCGGTATAATACAATGCTCAAAGTCGGAATCCACAGAAGCTGCCAAATGTCCTGTGAGATCATTTTGATGTAAGCGCTGCATTATTAGAATAATAATACCTTTTTTCTTGTCACGTAAACGAGAGTAAAATTGAGAATCAAACCATTCATTGCATTTTTGAAGTAAATTGCCGTTAGCAGCGTTGGCGTCTCCCGCATCTATAGGATCATCAATAATTTGAATATTGCCACCATCTCCCGTAATTTTAGCACCAACAGAGACGGCTTGCCTCAAACCCTCCTCTGTGGTTTTGTAATAAGATTGCGTATTTTCAGATTCTGCTTTCAAGATAGTGTTAGGGAACAAAGCTTTGTACCACTCACTTTCTATCACAATTTTGGCTTTAATACTCATCTTTGTTGAAAGTGAAAATGAGTGTGAAGCTGATAATATCCGATGCTTGGGGTCTTGTCCTAGCAAGCGAGTGGAAAACGCAACATTTACCGCCATTGATTTGCAGGTGCCAGGAGGGACATTGATAATGAGCTTTGTTAAATCGCCGTCTAAGATTGCCTGCAGATATTCAGAAATTAAATCTATATGCCAGTTATGCATATACGGCACAGGTTCAACTGTGTTAAATACCTTACCAATATAATAAGGCAGTTGCGTCCTCAATACGGCTTGGAACTCACGCTGGTTTTGGATGTTGAGCATATTAGGGTCTTAACTGATTAGCTTTTGTCATTGTTCCACTTTTTCCCTCGTTTTGCCCCATTATCTGACTCAACCACCTCTTCGCGCTCTGGCAAATCTCAATCGGACACATCCGCGCCAATTCGCATACCAGAATAAAATCCTTACTCATTCCAGTAAGCCACACGATTGCGTAATGCTTGCACCACTGCCTATCTTCTGTCTCAGACATGCTTTTAGCATCCAGCGCCGCCTGCATAATCACCGACTGCCATAGTGCCGTCTCGCCAACTACGTCAACACCTCCCATAGCCCAGACCTGTTGGTAATCTTTATCCATTGTTACACCTCATCCCTCGCTAAGGTCGAATCCTGTTATATTCAATTAGCAATTCAAGATATGCCACTGCGTATTTTGGCGGACTGCTGCCCCAATTCGTTATGCTATTCGCATGCAAGCCTAACCGTCTGGATAACTCTGCTTTTGATATTCCTGCTCGCTCTAATAATTTCTTAAACATCTTCTGATTCCGGCATAAAGAACAGTTTGTTGTTGCGTTGGGTTATTTTTATACTATCGACATCCCAATTTTTGTCAAAGGCGGGTTTATTATGCCGGGCATCTGCCAAATCCAGTCTCGTAAAGAATGGCTCCCACTCTCCTTCGGAATTAAACCAGTAGTCGTTTTTATTTTTATCCTGTCCTCTATCAAACTTCTGTGGCGAAAAGATATGGTAACTGTCGGGATGGATGTAGGCTGTCTTATCTAAGATAGGATCAGTCCAAAAATCATCATCACCATACGAGGGAGAAGTATATCTGCCATCAAACGAAACAACATCTGGCTCATAGGGAGCTACAGTCCCATCAATATATATCCTTATATCCACATTTCCGACCACTCCATCCGGGAAAGTTACCACTCCACCATACTTAACCCCATACTCTTTTGCCATATATGCAGCTGCCAAAGCATTGGTATAATATAATGCCATAATCTTGCCCCTCTAAAGTGTTTCCTGAATAGATTGTTTACAATCCTACATCATTTAGGGGGCATTACAAGAGTTATTTTTAGCATTTACTCATCCCGCTTATTCATCTCCGCAATAAGCTTTGCATCTTCCTCGTTGATCATCTTAACGCATATAGGGTTATCAGCATCCCCACTAATCTGTACGCTCTTGCCCTCTAGGTGCTCTATCAGAGCCTTGCCAGCGGTTACATCGTTCTTGTATATAGCTTTGCCGTATAAGGATGTGATCAACGCTTCACCAGCCGTCATCGTGACGTCCTTTTTATCAAGGTCTTCGCAAGTGATGTTCTTTTCAGCTAATTCACGTATGAGACTCCTAAAGGATTTGAAGCCCTTCTTCATGCCACCGGGGTTGCCGGACTCCCCCCTTTTAAACTGTGTAGCCTTCCCAAATTCATTGCCTTCTTCAAATTTACCCATACGCCTGCCTATCGCCTGCCTTGTTTGTGTTACCTTGCAACTCTAACCACTCATTACTGTAAAGGTTTAGATGCGATACAGGCTCATCTTCGTGATGAAGGCGAGCTTTTACACGTATCCTTCTCATATTATATATCATAATTGTTTTTCTTTGATTTTTACTTTCTGGATTTTCATAGCTTACAATTATTGTTATTATTCAATCATAATACAACGTAACCGGTTAAAAATAAAGGTTTACTTTTGTTTTGTGGGGTGTTATCATCAGGATGTCGAATAAATTGTCCGCATCTTTTACTTTATTTATGGATGGGACAGGAAGGCAGTAATGCCCCCTAATCTTTTGCGTG